GTGACTTTTGGTCATTCTTACTTTTGTAACTTTTGAAGGAGATCTTCATGTCAAATCGTAGAGCAGCAATTGATGAGTTCGTCGAACAGCTCGCTAACTTTCTCGAATCCGACTTTTGCGCGTATCATGCAAATGTTACGCGCCCTGTCATGTCCGAGAAGATGCGTGCGCTGATCGAGAAGTACAAAAATCGCAGTTCTGCAGTTCGACTGTTGATCTGTATTTACCTTCTCGAGTCACACCTGTAAGTACCGTGCCCTAGCACGGACGAAGCTGATGTTCTCTTCTTGATGAGGAAGCTCGAGGATTCGGGTCTCCCGGGGACTCTCTGACCGTACGCCGAGAAATCGGTTGGTACGTCTCATAACATCACGGTTATGCAGAGATAGCCGGGAGGCCTTTTCCAAGCGCTCCCTCTTTTAAGCAGAGCCTCATCTTGTCTTGAACTGACGCTTCGTGCGTCAAGGTTGTCAGTGATAACAACTCTGACGTCTTTTAACGTGTCCAGGAACTGGGGTTTGTATGATCAATTATGCAATTGGCAAGGCAGGGAAATTCATTCGCGATAGCTATAGTACCACTGGTACCTTGGTCCTTCACGAAGAACTCTCTGCCAACGTCGAGTGCTATAATCGCACACAAACCAGCACGTTAGGCCCGCGGCCGAACCCGCCTATGCCTCAGAACCCTTACCATTTTAATTACCAGCGGTATTCTGCTACGCAGACCGTTGGTAACTTTAATTATGCTTCGGGTGCTAAGATAGTAGGTACGGGTCCGAAGTTGGGGGCTGTAGTTGGTTTCACTTTGGAACCTCCCTACAGCTTTACCCGCCTTTACAACAATGCCCTTGACAAGCTGACTTCAAAAGTCAGAGGCGACCTCGATCTTTCGATCGATCTCGCAGAGCTTGGCAAGACGGTAAAGATGTTAAAGGCCACCGACGACGCTGTTGATTACACAAAAACCTTTATGAAACGCTTTGGCGTGATTAAGGTCGCTTCGAAAGCATGGCTCGCTTACCAGTACGGTATGCGTCCCTTGATTTCGACGATCTTCGGTCTCGCCGATGAGAATCTAAGGCTTGTGCTCAACAAGACCTCGCGCTTTCACGTAAGGGCTACTGAGTATTTTAAGCCGGACTCCGTGAGATATGAAACAATCTTCGGTTCTGAGGTTGCTCCTGTTCGCAGCGCTAATATTAAAAAGAGCGTTACGATCGGTTGCGATCTCAAGACTGATCAGTTTGACATATCACGGTTTTCGTCTTTAAATCCCTTTAGCATCGCCTGGGAGCTGACACCTTTATCATTTGTGGCAGATTGGTTCTTTGACCTCGGGTCTTACCTGAGGAACATTGAAACATATGTCGTAAATGCTAACAAGTTCAATAGCGGTTACGTTACGAACTTGAGTGTCGGACCTTGCATGGGGCAGATTAACGTACGAGACCCTGCTGGCAGTGACCCTCGACGCGAGATAGTAATCGTGTTCGATGGTTATCATGTCAACATTGATCGTACGCCTCTGACCTCATATCCAGCTCCTACCCTTCCCCAGTTGGGGGCGGACCTGGGATCGTCGCGTCTCATTTCAGCTGCTGCGCTCTTGGCGCAGCTCCTGAAGGGACACTAATAGACCCTAACCGGTCGCCTGACTTCGAGTGATTGAAGTCTTTCAACGGGAGGCCTCATGGCTTCTAACATCGTCCTCGCGGACGCACAGGGATCACCTGTAAATCACACCTTCGTACCGATCGGTCGCGATGCAAAGGGAGTGTACTGGTTCGAAGATCAATCTCAAGCCAATGCTATTGGCTTCTGGAAGATCTCCATGGAACTGGCACGCCCCTCTTTGCCCGCGGCGCAGCAGTCCTCGGAGGGACGCACGTTTCGTGTCAAGATCGGGCTGCACGAGCCTTTGCTGGAAACCGTGTCTAACAACACGGTCGCCGGCATCGCACCTGCGCCCACGATCTCGTACACGCCGCGCGTGTTCACCGAGTACATTCTGCCGGAGCGCTCTGCTCTTCTGGATCGTAAAAACGTCCGGAAGATGAACGCGAACCTGCAGGCCGAGGCGCAACTCACCGCCATGGTCGAAAACCTGACCTACATTTCGTAGGCCGGGGGTTCTCGATGCAGAAAACGCAACACCTTGTGGGTGTCGAGCTTTCAGCGATGGAAGCTTTGCGCTGCGCTCTGAAACCGAGTCTTCATTTCGATGACGTTCTTGACTATGTCAATTTCGATATCGATCCGAAGATGTACAATTCGCGTGATAGCTTCATCAGGGATTATGCGTATGTCTCCTTTCTACGAAAGTGGAAAGGGTTCAAAGACCCACGTATAAAACCCGACGATGTTGCTTTCGCCTCTTGGCTGGCTGCCGAGAAGCTCTGCTTTCGGACGAACAGGCGACTTGAAACTGAAGCCTCTACGGGTTTATACTCCGTGGCGCCTCGCATCATTTCCGATGCTCAGCGTAAAATATCTTCAGTCCTCGGTCGTCTCGACTATGATCGCATAGCTGAATTGTGCCGGTTTGGCCCGGGCGCCACTCTCGATCTAAAGAGAGGGGCTACCCATGCCAAGAAAAGCCTCAGACCTTCCATAACTTTCGATGCGATACCGGTCGCTTGTCGCGTGCTTGCACGCGACGAGTACTTAGGGTCGCTCGTCGGTCCTCTCAAGACCTTAAAGGTCGTTGAGACAAACCGTATGGTTATGGTGCCTAAGACTGTTAAGACTCATCGACCTATAGCGGCTGAGCCTACGCTGAATAGTTTTATTCAACAAGGGATCGGTCGCTATATTAGAAGTCGTCTTAAGCATGTCGGCGTTAATCTTGATGACCAGACGATCAATCAAGATTACGCTAGTAGGGCTCTGGCAGATGGTCTTTCGACTATCGACTTAAGCTCCGCTAGCGATACGCTTTGCGTCAACCTCGTCAAGCTACTCTTGCCACGCGAGTGGTTTGAGCTGCTTGATTCGGTGAGGTCTCGCAAGACCACATATCGGGGTAAGAGATTCGTTCTTTCGAAGTTTTCTAGCATGGGCAACGCCTATACTTTTGAACTCGAGAGTCTGATTTTCTGGTCCCTGATATCGTCTGCCTGTTCCTCTGACGTTTCCTCAGTCTACGGCGATGACTTAGTCGTAAAAGACGTTGATTACATGCCAACGTTAGCGACGCTAACTTGGGCAGGTTTCAATGTCAATTTCTCTAAGTCTTTCACTGCTGGCTCTCGTTTTTTTGAGTCTTGCGGCAAGCATTATTTTGATTCTGGGGAGGTTACTCCCTGTTATCAGAAAGATGTCTGCGCTAGGCCTCACGATTACGTTCGCCTGCACAATCGTCTTGTTCGAGCTGGTAAGCGCCTCAATCTCCGGTTGGAGTTTGGTGCAGCCGCCCAGGTCGTCCTTGACGAATGCCGTCGTCGATTCGGTAAAAGATGCCCTGGGGTTGGACCAGAAGTAGAGTACGACGAGTACTTTATTAAACTGGACTACACCTGGGCTTCTCCCCTCGTCGACCGCGTCCAGATAGTGAGTGCTGTTACTCTTTCTAGCACGATCCGTCGTGGTAGCAAAGGGTATCACATCGCCTATTATGGACGCAAACTGAGGAGTCCAAGCTTCCTTAATCCTGACCCTAAAGGTCAAGTTTCTGAGTCGCTAGGACCAAAACTTCTTATCACTAAGAAGTACCACT